ACGACCTCGCCCTTGTCGTTCGCCTCGAACTTCCACACGCCGCGCACGTGCTCGTGCGCGAGTCCCTCGCCTGCCTTCGTCTCGTAGTAGCCATCCGGCTTCTTCGTGAGCTTCGAGCGATCGACCTCGACGAGATACGTCGGCTTGCCCGACTTGCGCGGATCATCCTTCCCGTAGTTCGCGTAACTCTCTGCGTCGCGAGGATCCTCCGAGAACTGCGTGCCCTCGCTCGCGTGTGAGTACGCGCCCGTGCTGCGCACGCCTTCGCCGCGCCCGACGGTGTTCTCGTACTCCGCGTGCGTCATGCCTCGCCACGCGGAGTCCTTCTTCGCGAGCGTCGAGAGGTGCTCGTGAGCCTCTTCGCTCGTCGCGTTCCACCCGTTCGGGCGCACGACCATCCCGTGCAGCTTGTCGTGCTCGTGCCTCGACTCGATGAGCTTGCCCTTCTCGTCCACGCCGAGTGCTTCGCGCCACACCTCGCCACGCTGCCCGAGAGACAGCATCGAGGGAGCACCGGGGAACGGGCGCGGCGCTTCGATGATGCGCTTGGCCTTGGCTTCGCGCTCCTCGGGCGAGCGATCCTTGTACCGAGTGAAGATCGCCTTCCCCTCGTCGGTGTCGCGGAAGTGCACGCTCGCCTCGGCAGCGGCGCGCTTCGCGCTCTCTTCGTGAATCTTCGCGAGACGATCCCGCGATGCCTGCTTCTCGGCTTCGCGCTTCGCAGCACTCGCGTCGCGCTTCGCCTTCTTCTCGGCTGCATCCGCTGCTTCATCACGCGCAGCGTGCGCCTCGAAATGATCCTCGGGCGCACCGTGCGTGCCGTGCACGTAGTCCTTCACGGGCTTCCATCGCTTCGTGCCCTCGTGGAAGAACTCGATGTCGCTCGCAGGCACGTTCTCGCGCACGAAGCGCGAGCCGCTCACATCCTTGTCGCCGACTTCATCGCGCTGCGTCTCGCGAGGCTTCACGCGTAGCATCACCGCGACGTGCTTCTTCGCGTCGTCGTGCTGATCGAAGAGTTGATCCTCGACCTTGCCGTGCCACTGCTTCGCGGCGGCGAGGTTGTTCGAGAGGAACACCTTGCCCTGCGAGTGCTCCGCGTAGCCTCCGTGCTGGTAGAGCCCCGCGCCCTTGCGCGGCGTGAGCCCCTCTCGCTTGATCCGGCTCATCGCGTGTGCGGGCGCGGAGTGGAACAGGTGCGAGGTCTCGTCCTCGTGGTCGTCTCGCCACGCGATCGTGTGCTGCGGGTCCGCCCACAGACCGCCCTTCGGCCCGATGTAGGGTCCGCCCTTCACGAGCCGCGCGAGGTTGCGGATGTTGATCACGGGGACACCTCGTCGCATGCGAGCGCGACCGTCTGCACGTGGAACGCGACACGCGCTTCGAGCGGCTCGGTCTGCGCGGTCTCGATCGTCGCCGTGCGAGTGCATCCGATGCTGCGCGCGTAGCTCTCGGCGGAGTGCTCACGAGGGTCGTGCTCGACCTTCACGCTCAACAGCGACGCGAACGACGACGCCCATCCCTTCGACTGCTCGGAGCGCACGACGGACTGCCCGTCCACGACCGACGACGCTTCGTGCAAGTCGAGGAACACCTCGGGCCGGAACGCGCGGAGCGAGGCTGCCGCGTCTGTCACGATCGGGGGCGCACCCTGCGCACCCCACACCCGGTTGAGGTTCGTGCCACCTGGGGCACGCTCGCGCGTCTCCCAGGTGATCTTCGAGAGCAGCGGGCAGATCCAGAAGCGCGCTGCGGGCAGCGTACGGGCTCCTTCGAGCCACGAGAGCAGCGCGATCGGTCCTGCGCGCTCCTCGCCGTGCAGGCCCGCCAGAAGAGCCACGCGAGGCCCCTTCACGCTCTCGGGCGAGGTGAGAATGACCGCGCCGTTCGTGAGCCCCTGCATGCGCAGCCCGTGCTTCGCTGCCGCGCGTCCCAGGCGCGTCATGAACGCGCGGAAGTCGAGCGCGTCGATCTGCGCTTCGGGCGTGAGCCCTGCGAGGTCAGCGAGCCGGTCGCGCCGGAAGAGGTCGCGGTAGTCGCGATGGCAGAACGTGAACTGCCGCGGGCAGCGCTGCATGAGCGCGGCGCGCGAGTAGAGGTAGAGGCGCGAGACCTCCGCTGCGTTCTCGATCGGGCTCTTCTCCGCGTAGTCGGAGACGAAGCCTTCCTCCTTCGAGATCGCGAAGAGCTTGTCGTGCCACTTGCGAACTGCATCCACGCCACCGAAGCGGTGCATGAGGTGCACGTTGAGCGCGTGTCCGATCTCGTGCTCGACGATGCGCCGCAGCTTGTCCTTCGGCGTGCTCGCGAGCAGACGGATCTCGTTGCCGGTCCAATACGCGAAGTCGTGCGCTTCGAGGTGCGACTGCTCGCTCGGATGGTCGGTCGTGATCAGCGTGACGCCCGTCTGCCGCGTGAAGAGCGCGACGGGCGTGCGACGGATCACCTCTTCGATGATCGCGACCTTCTCGGGGTCGCCCACGCGCACGACGACGCCCTTCTCAGGCACCGAGTCGCCGAACGTCATCGCCTTGCGGAGATCCTCTGCGAGCGTCCACGACTTGCGCGTGCGCTGCGGCACGAGGTCGCCGTTCTTGTCGAAGCCCCATCCTGGCGGCACGTGCACGAGCGCGCACTCGCACCACGGGTGCGTCGGTCCCACGACTGCGCGCCACGCGCCTGCCTTGCGACCGACGTTCGTGCCGTTCGCTTCGAGGTCACGCAGCCGGAACACGCGCGGACGTGAGCCCGCGCCTTCGGTGAGGTGCAAGCGCACGCAGTGCTCGCACGCGCTCGGTGTCGGCACCTTCGCGACGAGTGCATCCTCGCCCTCGCGGTCACGCAGACGCGTCGCGTAGCCCTCTTGCACGGCGCGCTGCTTCTCGGTCGCTGCGATGCGATCGAAGTCGCGCGCCCAATCGCCCGACTTGTGCCCGAGGTCGCTCTTGATCTTGCGCCACGCGTTGCGACGCTCGATGCCCTCGCTCACCGTCTCGCTGATCATCGCGGCGTACTTGCGACGCAGCGTCTTGTCCGCTTCGATCGCTCGCGTCGTGAAGTCGTCGGCGACCTTGTTGCCGAGCCCGCGGATGTACGTCGCCGCGTGCTGCCGGGCATTCGAGCGCGCTGCCTCTTCGTGCGGCGTGAGCGGTGTCGGTCGCGCCTTGAGACGCTTCTTCATCGCGTCGAGCGTGACCTTCTCGACGCGCGCAGTGCCCGCAGCGACGACGGTGCGAAGCTCGGTGAGCAACATCCCGTACGAGAACGCGTCGTCGATGATCTTCGCGCTGCTCTTCGGCAAGATGCCCATGCGAATGAGCCGCTCGATCTCCATCTTCGTCGCGGTCTCTTCGCCGAGCATTCCGATCGCGAGCGCGGTGTGCCCGTCGCGAATGATCTGCGCGAGCGCGCGCACCTGCTCCGGCTTGAAGAGCGGACGCACGACGCGCGCCTTCGCGATCTCCAAGCCCGCGTGCTCTTCGACGTAGCGCTCCATCGCAGCGAGGATGTTCTCGAACTGCGCGCGGTACTGCTTCGCCGCGTCGTCCCATAGCTCCGCGAGCAGCCCGTGGTTGAGGAACGGGTTGCGCCCCGCGGGCTTCGCGCGCTCCGCCTTGAGCAGCCATCCCTCGCCGACGACGACCTGCGCGACGAGCAGCGGATCGACGCCTACGGGCACCTCGACGCGCACGCGCCCCAACGAGCGCGTCTCAGGCTCGTGTTCGCACCCGTCCTCGTGTGACGGCTCGTGCTCGTGCCTGCCCGCCATGACTCAGCACACGGGCAGTGCAGTGAGGTCTCCGACGATGCACACCTTGATCTTCACTTCGTCCGTTGCGCTCGGGTTCGTGAGCCAGAGCGACGTGAAGAGCAGCGTGCTCACGAAGTACGCCTTCACGTTCGGTGCGTTCGTCGAGAGCGGGTTCACCATGCGACGCACGGGGATGAGCGTGTTCGGCAGTGCGGTGAAGCGGAACGAGAAGTCGCCCGGCGCTTCCAGATAGAGGAAGCGGCCCTCCGCCACGTCGTCCATCGACACGGGCACGTCCGCCGCGGAAGCAGCGAGCGTGTACGTCGCGACCTTCACGTGGTCGCACGTGTCGAGCATCTCGGAGAGCGAGCGCTCGAACGCGGTGTCATCGAGCGAGTTGTCGAACCCGACTGACGCAAGGATGTCGATCTTCGTTCGCAGACTCATCGCTCACCTCGGAGGTAGATCGAACTCGGTCACGACGCGTCCGTTCTCGGCGCGACGGCGGAGGCTCTTTCGTAGCACGGCGAGGCTCTTGCCGAACTCTTCTTCGTCCTCGGGGATCTCCTCAGGGCTTTCCATGCCCTCGGGAGGCGGCTCCGGTGCGCCCTCGTCGCCCTCATCACCGAAGCCGCCTCCACCCTCTTCGCCGGGCGGCTGCGCGCCTTGCTGGGCCGCTGCTTCGGCTTGCTGCTTCTCGCCCTGCTTCTGCGAGTAGAACTGCATCCACGTCGCGTTGTTGATCGCTTGGCCGAGCCCGTCAGGCAGCGGCGGCAGATCATCGTCCGCGCGCACCTCGTCCACCATGCGGTACGCGCCGACTTCCTTGATGCGCGCCTCGCGCTCGCTCTCTTCGCTCTTCGCGTCGAGGCCCGCCCACGAGAACTCGAAGTCGTCGTTGATCTCCCACACGACGTGTCGGTTCAGCGTGTCCGCGAGATGATCCATGAGCGGACGCAGCCCCTTGTCCTTCGACTCGGAGAGCTTCTCTTCCTGCCCCGCGGTCGCGAGCGAGTTCGACTGCCCCGTATTGCCGTACTGAAAGTTGATCTCGACGGGATCGATGCCGAACACCGCGCACGTCAGCTTCGTGAGCCAGTCCATCCACGCAGAGAACTCCATCTCGCGGTTCGTCGAGTGAAGCGACTGCCACTGAATGTCGTCGGAGTTCAGGATGGGCGTGCGCCACGCGTTCGTGACGCCCGTGATCTGCGAGTACCACATCCGACGGAACGCGCGAAGCTGACGATCGGGGATCGCGCCCTTCACGTTCAAGATGCCCTTGATCGCGCTGCCCTGCGAGAAGAAGCGCTGGTTGTACTCGAACCCGTAGAGCCATGCGGTGACGAGGTGCACGAGTTGCTCGATCGGCGAGAAGCCGAACTGCGCGACGCGCAGGTCCGAGCGCGGGTGCATGATCGACCACGTGAGTTGCTCGGGCGAGAACTCCGCGATGACGGTCTCTTCGTAGACCTGCACGTGCGAGACGCGCGTCTGCCGCTCCGCGGGATCGAGGTACTCTTGATCCACGACGGCGGGGCGAATGGTCTCGCTCGGGAGCGCTTGGACCCGCGAGAGGCGTCCTGCGCGGTCGCGGATCTTCTCGAAGCACCACTGGTCGTACGTGAGGATGTCTCGCACGCCCTTCTTGATGAACGTCACGAACGAGTCGCGGTCGGCAGCCTTCTCACCGGGGAGCAGCACGCCGGTCGTCTCGAACATGCGCTCGATTGCCATCGCCTCCTTCTGCTCTTCGGTCGTCATCGTCTTGCGGCGGTCGCGACGATCACGCTTGATGATGCGGAAGCCGCGATCGTACTTGCCTTGCTGCGGACGACAGAACTGACCGATCTGGTTCGCACGCAGCGAGATGATCGCTGCGATGACGGTGTTCTTGTACGCCATCTGCCGCAGCGTCTCGTAGGTGAGCGCGCTCGGTCGCTCGCGCCATCCGCCCCAATCGATCACCTGATAGGGATCGTGGTAGAGGCCGCGGGGCTTCTCTTCGGTCGCCTCGGGGAAACCGAGACCAGCCTTCGCGAGAAGCTCGCGCATGTCCTCCGCAGGCACGTCGGGGCCACCAGTGAAGCGCGAGAGCGCTCCACCGGCTGCGGTGCGGATGTCGTCGAGTAGGCCCATGTGCGTTGCTCTCAGCGCTGCGGCTCGCCTGCGTTGCGCTGGAACTTCGTCGGCGTCTCACCGTACATCGCGCTCACGCGAGCGCGCTGCGCACGATGGAAGTTGCCGAGCAGCGAGAGCGGGTCGTCGTTGCCGAGCGCGACCTGCGGCCCGTCGAGCGCGTTGCTCACGCGGCGCGCGTCGGCGACTGCCTTGATCATCGCGCTCTCGTCGAGGACGGTGCCGGGCCCGTAGCTCTTGCCGACGTAGCCCTGCTCTTGCTCCTCGGAGTACATGTACCCCTGCAAGTAGTCGCCGTGATCGGTGCGGTGCGACGCGAGCGGCTTGAGCAGGTTCATCCCGTTGATGCGATCGGCGATGTAGTCGCGCGACACGCTCACGAGCTTGCACGCGCGCATGAGGTTCTCGTTGCCCGCCATGTAGGCGACGAGTTCGTTGAACACGAACTGCGCGAGCACATCCGCGGGCGAGCCGGGCGCGGGGCCCATCGTCATCGCGTCCATCGAGTGCTGCTTCTCGCACATCTCGTGCTCGACGGCTTCCTCGATGAACGCGTCGAGGTACGCGACGAGGTACTCGTCGGGGAGCGTGACGCTCTTGCCCCCGAGGTTGCCGAACTTGTAGAGACCCTTCGCGAGCGGGTTCGGCCCGTCGAGCCCTCGGAACGCCTTGCGCAGCGACGGGGTGCTCTCGATGCTCTCGCTCACGGTGTCCGCCCCTTCGTGGATGCTCTTGGAGAGCGCGTCGATCTCGTACTGCACGGCGTCGAAGCCCTTCTTGTACTTCTTGTGCTTGAGGTCGTCGTGCTCGCCGCGCGCAGCCTCGGCGCGGAAGTTCTGCTCGCTCTCGTGCGCCATCTGGCGTCGGTCGTGCAGCGACGGGTTCCCGTCGCCCTGCTTCGCGTGCACCTTCGCCGTCGCGTCGGCGTGGTACTGAAAGAGCTTGCGCGCGAGGTGCGGGTCGTACTTCCCGCTCGCCATCTTGTTGATCAGGTTGCGGTGGATCGACTGCTTCTGGTTGTAGAGCCCGCGGTCGTTGTCTGCGGTGACGTGCATCCCTTCGACCATCGGCGCGTCGTGCGCGTCGTGCGCCGCAGCGTACGCCGCCGCCTCCTTCGCACGCTTCGGATCGTGACGCAGCACCGTCGGCGTCTTCGACCAGTCCATGCCGGTCAGCGGCTTGTCACCCATCGCAGTGATGTGCTCCATCGCCTGCTTGTAAGGCTTCGATCGATCTTCACCGTAGGACGTGCCGTCCATCGCGCGCGCGATCTTCGCCTCCGATCCGAGGTGCGCCGAGATCACCTTCGAGTCACCCCAGTTCGCTCCGATGGGAGAAACCGAGCCCGCACGCGAGATGGCGAACTTCTCGTGCTTCTTCGCTTGACGAAGATGCTGCTCGGCGGAGCGGCTCTTGATGCGCCCGCCATCCGAGTGGTGATGCGCAGCTTCGCGATGCGCGCTCGCGGCGTCGAGATGTTCCTGCTCGGTCGCGCGGCTACCTGTCTTCGTCGGCGTCTTCTCGGTCGCCTCCCACGCCTTCGCAGAATGCGTCATCGACGCACTCGGATTCGGCTTCCCGAAGTCAGGGTAGGTGTAGCGCCAGCGACCGCCGCGGTAGGTGCGCGTGATGTACTTGCCGCCGCGCGCGTCGCCCGCGCCCGCTGCCTTCGAGAGTGCGCCGAGCGCGTCGATCGGATCCATGTTCATCCTCCGTGAGTACGCGAACCTCTGTTGACCCTGCTTCTGCTCCGCGATGGCTTGTCGGTAGCGCTCGTGCTGCGCGGGCATCGCGTGTCCAGCGGGAAGCGCGCCGTACTTCTGCTTGTGCGATTCGAGATGACGACGGTAGCGCTCGTGCGCGTTCGCGATCTCGACGCCGTGCGCCTCATGCACGCTGCGCGGTGTGCCCGATGGACGACGTTCCTTGTCCTTCTCGTACGCCTCTTGCGCCTTCTCGTGCTCGGAGCGGAGCCAGTCGGCGCGCGCGCGACTCGCGCCACGCTCGCCCTCTTCCTTCTTCGCGGCGTACTTCTTCGAGTTCGCCTCGGAGCGCGCTGCGGCCTTCTCCTTCGTCGCAGCCTTCTGCTCGGCGCTCTTGCCCGCTTCCTTGATCAGCCCCTTCGCTTGATCGAGGTGATCGCGCACGCGGATGGCGTCGTTCGCATCGGCCTGCGTGA